ACCCCTCAACCAACCTGCCACTAATCGCTGTCAATGGTCTTGGTCTGTACCAGCCCTACGCTACAAACACCAACGGTCGCATCACGGCCACGAAGTATGTCGCTACCGGCAACATCACCACGTCTATTTTTGACTACGGCATCCCTGACCAGAAGGCACCCGTGTACTTTGAGTACGGCGGTGTCACGCCCGATAGCTCAACGCTTCAGGCTAACGTCATCTGCGAACCGCTTGAACCGGCTATTGCCAAAACCCTTACAACGGTTAATCCTGTTTATCCATACAACCAAGTTGCTTTCTCATCGCCAACTGTAATTGGTACGGCAATTAAGGAATACAGTCTTGGCGTTGCTGGAACGGGTGTGCAGAGTCCAAAGTCATCACAGTTCCAAGTTGTTATCAATTTGAACGCCGGTACATCTGGCCTTACAACGCCAACGCTGTACCGCTGGACGCTTAAATCGTTCCCGAACGTAGTGTCTGGTACCAACATCAGCGTGGTCCTACAGTTGTTCTCCGTCGACGTTGTGGATGGCGTGGAAGTGTACATGGACCCCTACGACAACTTCTACTGGCTGGAATCGCTACGCCAAGCGCAGAACCTTGTGACGTATCAAGAAGGTCCGTTGAGCGCCAGCATCGCCATTATCGAATCACTGGACTGGATTCCTCACAAGCGCCGTGACAACTACGAGAACGGGTATGAGGGGGACTGCGTAGTTACCATCAAGACCCTCGGACCATATTCCTACAACAAGCCAAACACAAACTAAAGGACAAACATGACAGATACCCGTAACGCTATCGTGGCCTGGGCTAAGTGGGCCGTGGCTAACAAGGCACACTTCAACTATTCGGAAGGCCCTAACCGCGCCGAAGCCATTGGCGTGTACCCACCTAAGTTCCCAATGTTCATGGACTGCTCAATGTTTGTGACGTGGTGCTACTGGATCGCTGGTTGTGCGACCGACCCCACCAACAAGGCGGGCTTCGCTACGCACGAGGGCTACACCGGCACCGAGCTGTCGGCAGGCACCGAGATTCCACTCGCACAGGTTCAGCCTGGTGACGCCATTGTTTATGGGCCTGGCACCGGCTGGCACACGGCTCTGGTGGTTGAGGCTGGCCCAGACCCCTTGACTGTCAGCATGGGTCAGCAGGGCGACCCCTCGTTTGTCCGTGTATCGCAGGACGGGCGCCAGCCCCAGCGTTACCTCCGCTTCAACACTCAAGGCACCCCACGCCTTCCGAAAGCATGATGGCGGCCATGTTCACCTCAGCGAACTTTTGGTACATCACTGAAGCAATCGTTGTGGTGGCAGGCGCAGTCGTCGGTGTGTGGCGTGTAGTCCACAACGCTCTGGCCCGTTCGGTCACTGAGCGACTCCACGAACTACAGGCAGAACTGAAGCCCAATCACGGCTCATCTATGCGAGATGCGATTGACCGCATTGAGCGCAGCCTAGACGAAGTAAAACTGGAACTGGCTCGACACTTGGGCGCACACGAAGGACTGTAATGAAGCGCTGGAAGCACCCGATTACGGGCGAAAACATCACGTTAGGGGAACACCTGTCATGGACAGCACAGAACGCGATTCGGCGCTGGGAGTTTGTGGGAGTCGTGACTCTTGCTACGGTGGTTTGCTGGGGCATCGACACGGCGAATGTTCTTCAGTGGTGGAACTTCACGGCGTCGTACATGGCGGTACTGATTGAACTGGTCGTGGGTATTGCCATGTACCAGCAGACCAAAGCCGACGCCAAAGTAATCCGTAAGATTCTGGCGATGGAGGACCACCAGTTCTCTGAGCTGAAGCGCCTCATTGAAAAGGTCGAGGACGACCTTGAGATTTACCACGAAGGGGAAACGGATGAAGCCCGGTGACTTGGTACTTTGTCACTCAACAGGAATACTCGGACGTGCCATCCGGGTCGCTGAACGTCGACTACAGAACAGCAAATTCGCAGAGTGGAACCACATTGCTATTCTCGATCGACCATCACCTGACGGTGACTGGTTCGTACTCCAGGCCGAATCCTCCGGCGTAACCAACGACAAGAAACTGTCCTCTGTGGCCCCTGGAGGCCGCTATGAGGTCATCCCGTTGCCTGTCGGGGTCGACGTTGACAAGGTGCTGGCGTTTGCTCGTGCGCAGGTAGGAGACGCCTATTCGTGGCTTTCGATCCTGTCCTGTGCGTTCGACATGTGGCTCCCCCAGGCCATTTGTTTCCGGCGTGGCAGCACGTGGATTTGTTCGGGGCTGGCCGCCGCCGCTTTGTGGTTCGGTGGCTTTGAGAAGCTGGTACACCTGAACGATGTGTATACCTGCACTCCGGCAGAAATTGCCCAGGCGTGCACTAACTAAACGTTGTAATTACACCGTTGTTGTGCTAGGCTAAGGATGACCAAGGAGGTCCTGCCTTGCTTCCCGAACCTACTATTCACGTAGTAATTCCCGACACCCAGGCCAAGCCTGGTGCACCGACCGACCATCTCCGTTGGATTGGCCAATACATCGTCGATCATTTCCGGGATCGCCCAATCAAGATTATCCACCTGGGCGACCACTGGGACATGCCTTCACTTTCCTTGTACGACAAGGGCAAGAGGGCAATGGAAGGCCGCCGCTACGTGGCCGACATCGAGGCTGGCAACGAAGCATTTGTGGTGCTGAACAAGCCGCTAATCGAACTTAACAAGACCAGGAAGGCCACTAAGCACGCCACCTGGAACCCCGAGCGTTACATCCTGCGTGGCAACCACGAGGACCGCATCAACCGGGCCGTGTCTGCCGACGCCCAGTTAGAGGGCGTGGTTGGGGACTGGCAGTTCAACGACATCAAGTACGGCTGGGTCCCAGTCCCGTTCCTCGACATCTTGTGGCTCGACGGGGTGGCCTACTCCCACTACTTCTACAACCCAATGACCGGCAAACCACTAGGAGGTTCAGTTGAAGCGCGTCTTAAGAACATCGGACATTCGTTCACGATGGGACACCAGCAGACGCTCGGGTATTCGCTTCGCTTTGTGGCAGGCCACTCACAACACGGACTGGTTGCGGGAGCGTGCTATCTACACGATGAGGATTACAAAGGTCCGCAGGGCAACGCCCACTTCCGAGGGATTATCGTCAAGCACGAGGTTGAGGGCGGCTCGTATTGCCCTATGTTCATCTCTCTTGATTATCTGTGTCGTCGTTATGAAGGCATGCGCCTAGCCAACTTCGTCAAGAAAAAGTACCCAAACTTGACAGCGACCGTTTGACCGGTTAACTTCTCCTCCATGCTAAAAACATCATGGAGAGAAAAGGCGGCGTGTAAGGGTGCGGACAGTACGCTGTTCCACCCACCAACCAATCAAGACGGAAGTTACGCACCAGACGTTATTGAGAAGGCTTTGGCCTACTGCAACGCGTGTCCCGTCAAGGCTGATTGCCTCACGTTTGCCTACGAGAACGGCATCAGGCACGGCGTTTGGGGTGGCCTCACCGTCCGCGGACGCCTGCGCTACAAGCAGCAGTGGAGGGAGGAGCGAGCGGCTTCATAAATAAACTTGCTTTGTGTCACACCCATGCTGTACATTTGTAATAACTCACGGAAGGAGTTGAAATGTTCCAAACAGGGACTCCAGTAATAACCAGTGCGCTCGTTGAAGAGTTGCACGTCAAGTCAGCGGTGCCGAAGCCAACGGCCAAGGGCACACCGCTGCGCTACTCATCGGCCATGTCGTGCCAGCGTCAGCAGTCGTACGCCGCTATCAACGCCAACGCCACCGAGCCAATGGACGAAGCAGGCGCCTGGGCTACCGGCCTCGGCACCATTATCCACGAGGCTCTCCAGGACTGCCTGGGACGCAAGTTCCCTTCAGCCCAGTTCGAGGTTGCCTCGCAGTTCGGTGATGTGTCGGGTTCATGCGACGCACTGATTTCGGTCGAGGACTTTGAGGAGCCGCTGCGCAACAATCTGTTGAGCGGCACGCACATCCTGTACGAACTCAAGACCATGGGAACGTACTCGTTTGACAAGCAGGTTGGCTGGAACCGCATGAAGTCCTACGTCAGCGAAGGCGAAGGCCCAGCACTGAAGGCCATTACCCAGGCCGGTATGAACGCCCTGGGCATCATGTCCGAGAACCCCAACATTGACATCCAGTGGCTCGTCATGGGCTCCATTACGTTTGAGGCGCTGTCCAAGAACAAGGCCTCAAGCATGGGCATCGACGGGACCAACCGCTTCCTAGCCGAGTACTACGTCCCGGCTGAAGAGTGGCGCCCAATGGCAGAACTGGAACTCAACCGTATGGGCGCTCTCGCCTACACGTTGGGCCAGGGATACCTCGCAGATCGTGTTGCCCAGGACGACAACGGCAACTCAATCCTCCTTGACCCGCTTCGTGGCCGGGCGTGGCAGTGCGATTATTGCGCGTTCCGTAGCCTGTGCATCACGGACGGTCAGGGCCAAGTACGGGTGATGGACAGCAACGCTGTCGCACGAGAGGAGGCGCAGTGATAGGGACCCACCCAGTTCTGCGCCTTCGCAAAGGCAAGGTGCACTTTGAAATCACCAGTAAGCCATCAGGTGAGCAGGGGTTCGACCTGTTCATCGAGAAAGATGGCAGCAGTATCCTCGTCGGACAGCCAAAGGACTTCGAATCAATGATGCAGGACATGGATGCCCTTGCTGTAGTGTTCGGAGTTCTCGGCTACAAAATCAAGCACACACTATAAGGAGGCCACGTGCCACGCAGCAACGAAATCAACGAGTTGGCAGCAGCCCTCGTCGCAGCACAGGCCGAGTTTTCGGCAGTCCCAAAGGGTTCAAACAACCCCTTCTTCAAGAGCAAGTACGCAGCCTTGCCTGACGTGGTGGCCTCGGCCAGCCCTGTCTTGGCCAAGCATGGGCTTGCTGTCACTCAGGGCATCTCGTTCCAGCAGGGCTTT